CAAGTCACGGTAGACGGAACACAAGGCGGTGAAGGACTTACACCACGAAGCGATGGGTATACCATTGGTTATCTAACTGGAGATGGCATTGCACCAAATGGATTGCCTGTGACTCCTGGGGTTAGTTTTCCGCGGAATCCAGCTGTTGGTGATTACGCACTGCGTTTGGATTATTTTCCAAATCGATTATTTCGTTGGAATGGCGGTGCCTGGATCAAAATTGAAGACAGCGTTAGGACTGGGCCTGTATTTGAAACCAACGGACCAGCAGCTTCATTACGAGGAAGCTTTGTCAACAACAGAGATGTTGTACAAACCAATGATCGTGGACCTATACCAAGCCGTCAGAGCTTGAGCGAAATACTAAAACCCAACGCAGACAACGGCGGTTAACACACAATGGCAGATACAAATCCTTTATTCTTTTATGACGAACAAATACGTCGCTTTCTATTGCAATTTACTCGTATATTTTCAAACTTTCAAGTAGAGTACGGTCGCAACGAAGAAGGCACAGCACACACGCTGGTACGTGTGCCAATCCGCTATGGAGATTCAAGTCGTCAGGTACAAAATGTCATACAAAACAACTCGGCTAACTTTATGACATCTGTGCCAATGATGAGTTTTTATATTTCTGGTCTTGATTATGATCGTAGTAGGATGCAAGAACCATATTTTGTGAACAAAATCAATGTGCGTCAACGCACATATGATGACACAACAGACACATATGAAACCACACAGGGCAATGCATTTACCATAGAACGGTTGATGCCAGTGCCTTACAAGCTAACGCTGAAGTTGGACATTTGGACAAGTAATACCAATCAAAAAATGCAGTTGCTTGAGCAAATAGTGGTGTTGTTTAATCCTGCATTAGAAATACAAAGCACCGATAATTATATTGACTGGACCAGTCTAAGTGTAGTACAATTAGAATCAACACAATGGTCCAGTAGATCTGTACCAGTTGGCACCGAAGATCCTATAGACATTTGTACATTGACGTTTTCTCTTCCAATTTGGATTAGTTCGCCGGCCAAGGTTAAAAAACTAGGTGTTGTAGAACGCATTATTGCTAACATTCATGATGCCAACGGTGATGCGTCAAATGCTGTGTTGAATAATGATTTACTAGGTGGAACAAGAACAGTGATTACTCCGTGGAATTATCAAACTTTGTTGATTGGAAACAAACTACAGGTGCTACGACAAAATCAAGTGGTTGATTATCCTAATTTTAGCTTGACTCCTGCAGATTCACCGCCAAGCAATCTAATGTGGCAGGCCTTGGTCAGTGCGTATGGTGTGCTACGACCTGGAATTAGTCAAATATTTTTAGAACAACCAGATGGCACAGAAGTTGCTGGCACAGTTGCATATGATCCAAGCGATGATCGATTTATGCTTTACACCATCGACGAAGATACAATTCCACAAAATACACTAAGTCCTGTGAGATCAGTGATTGATCCTTTAAGGAGTGGACCTGGCACAGGATTGCCTGCTGCCGCAGAAGGACAACGATATTTGTTGACCGAAGACACAGGCAGTAACAATGGTGATGCAAGTGCCTGGCAAGGTGCACTGGGACAACCATTGATTGCCAAACAAAACGATATCATTGAATACATTGACAGTCGTTGGCAAGTGGTGTTTGATAACGATTCTAGTCCAGACAATATACAATATGTAACCAATATAACAACTGGAATTCAATACAAATGGATAAACAATATATGGGTCAAGAGTTATCAAGGCCTGTATCCGGGAGGACAATGGAGAATAGTTCTGTAAATGCAGTGGGTGTTTGGTTTTACAGCGTAAGCACACAACGTTATCTTTATCTACTGCGCAATGACACAAGGCACCCAGACTCTTGGGGACTGCCTGGTGGTAAAATTGAACCAGGCGAGACTCTCATGGGTGCAATGGAACGAGAATGCACAGAAGAGCTGGGATCCATGCCAAGCTATTTACGTCTGGTTCCTATAGAAAAATTTACCAGTGCAGATGGCGGATTTATATATCATACATTTTTTTGCAGTGTGGCCACAGAATTTACACCTGTGTTAAATGATGAGCATATTGGTTGGGCCTGGATTGCCAGTGGCACATGGCCCAAGCCCATGCACCCTGGATTATGGTCTACGTTAAATTTTGAAGCTGTAAAAGATAAAATGTCAACTATTGAACACAGCGTTCACACATCACAGTAACTGATAAACGCTCGATGTTTCATCACATCCACATTGGCATTTTTGCGCCAATCGATGGGCATGTTGGTTTCTTCACCTATTAGAATAAATTTTACCGAGGGATAAACACCAATCACACGATTTACACTGGTAGCCCAGGTGTCAGTGGTACCTGCTGTTTGATTATTGTAGCCAATCATGAAAATTTCTTTGTGTCCATCAAATGCTGCCAGCCATAAAATAAGTGCTTCCATTGGCAACAGAGTGTTGTAAGGTATCAAATAAAATTCTCCTGGATTTACCAAACAGTTGCGTGTAGTTGTGTACACAATGTTGTCTGTGGAATATTTTTGATCCATGATATGCTGGAGCATTGCTTTATCGGTTTCTACAGCAAAATCCAATCTCATTTCGTTGGTAATAGTGCCAGTACCATAAGTTTGTAATTTTTTTGATCCCAGTAATCCACCACGATGACGTTGAAGTCGTGTGTAATCAAATTTTTCTTTGTCTGCATCGCCCACAATGCAAGCGGCACGGCCACTGATGTGCTGGTTGGTAATTGGGTTTGCAACCCATTCTCTGTTTTGTGTTTTTACACCACCCGACCATTTGCTTTCGGTAATTACAAATTCACCTTCGTAGTCTGCTCTGTATTGTTCTTTGATCATGGTGTTGCTGTCCATTGTTGTGTGGATTCATTCCACGCATAGCAAGTATCTGCATCAGCAGGGTAGGGCACTGGAGGATCCCAGCGGCAAGTTGTTTCGTTTAATATCCAACTATTAAATGGTTTAGGTGCAATAAATGCATCTCTTCCCCCGTCATACGTGAATCCTATTCCGGCATAATTTTTTCTAATATTACCATTGAAACTAGTTTGTTTCCACATGGTGTCAAGGCCTAATAAGCTTTTGCAAAATGCTATTCCTGTTGCTTCACTTTCGTTGCCTGTTCCGTCTTTTATATCATCATTGCTTACAACAATCACTTGTGTGACAATGTTGTTTTGATCTAGTTGTGCAAAGTGTGCCATTGTGTTTCCTATATTAAGCTGTGGTGGCAAGTGTGCCAGAGGCAGTAAACGTATGAGTTGTTACTCCGCCTGATTGAGTAATAGTTCCGCCTGTTGCTCTAGGAGTTCCTGCATAAGTTATGATTACTATGCCAGAACCACCGTTGGCGCCTGGAACAGAATTTTGTCCACCACCACCACCGCCACCTGTATTTGTAGTGCCTGCTACCGGAGCGGTTCCGGCACCTGATCCACCGGCACCACCACCACCAATGCCTCCTGGAGGTAAGTTAACACTGATATTTTCCCATGCGCCACCACCGCCACCTGCGTAGTAAGAGCTGTTGCTCCATTGCAGTCCTGGGCCGCCTTGACTCAGCGTACCAGTACGTGGGGTTCCACAGTCTGTGCCTCCGGTGTATCCAACTGCGCCTGCGCCACCACCACCACCTCCCGCAGCACAAGAGGCTGAAGCACCGCCACCTGCAAATCCTTGGTTGACTGTACCTGCGGCACCTGCTACATTGTTTGCATCACGGCCGGCGCCGCCACCTGAGCCGCCAACTTGTCCTCGTGGAAAAGCAGTTCCGGCGCCACCACCACCACCACCACCAATTGCTGTAATGTCGCTAAAAACAGAGTTGGTTCCGTTGGCCCCATATGTTCCGGAGGCTCCAGCGCCTCCGACTGTTATTGGATAATTAGTCAGAGGAGACAGCGTCTTGGTACTAGTCAAATAGCCACCACCACCACCACCTCCGCCGCCATTTACACTGGTACCACCGCCTCCACCGCCTCCGGCAACAACCAGGTAAGTCACTTCCAGCTGTGCTGATTGATAAAATGGGTACCAAGCACTTAGGTCTGTAGAATACCACTCTGGATATTTCAAGGTACTATTATAGCGAATCATACCTTCTGTAGGGCTTGCTGGCCGTTGTGCTGTATTACCTACTGGTAATGTGATTGAACCTGTGTCGTTGAAGACTGTATTTTTTAATGTTGCGTTTCCAGCAGTGATGTTGCCCGTGGTTGATATGGTGTTTGATCCAAATGAAGCCATGAATGTGGCCACGTTTGCATTGCTATACGAAGCAGGTAGTCCAGTTAACTGGCTTCCGTTACCAACAAAATAACCGCCGGTGATG